GATGCAACGTGTATCGGCTTCTGCGTGAACGAGCTGCTTTCGATTATCGAGAACACCAGTCTTATGGGAATCCCGTATCCGCCTGCGATCAAGAAAGCAATCGAGGTGCTTCAGAAAAGGGCATCGCATATTGATGATGAAATTCAGGAAATGATTGATCAGATGGAGGATGATAAAAAATGAGCAAGACCTACGATTTCAATGATACCACACAGCTTTCCCCGCATTTCAATATCAGCGAGTTCCGCTGCAAGTGCGGTAAGGAACATGAAACGCTGAACAATCCGGAGCTTATTGAAAAGCTCGAAAAGCTGTTCACTGCCCTCAACTGCTCCAAGATCATCGTGACAAGCGGATACCGCTGTGCGGCACACGATAAGAATGTGGGCGGCAGCGGCACAGGTCAGCATACCCTCGGCAATGCAGCGGATATCTGCTGTTATGGGCAGGACGGACAGCCGATCAGCTCTAAGGTGGTCTGCTGTAAGGCGCAGGACATCGGTTTCAGGGGTATTGCCAACATTACTGCGGCGTATATCTACACCCATGTGGATGTGCGTCCGAACGGGAAATGGTACGGCGACGAAGTTCACGGCAACAGCACTGTGACCGATGACTTCTACAAATATTTCGGAGGCGAGGATATGAAGGGTATTGATGTGAGCGTTCACAACGGCAATATCGACTGGAACAAGGTCAAAGCTGACGGCATTGATTTCGCAATTATCCGTGCAGGCTTCGGCAGACTGGAAAAGCAGAAGGACGAGAAGTTTGAGCAGAACTATGCCGGGGCAAAGGCGGCAGGCATTCCCATCGGTGCGTACTGGTATTCCTATGCGATGGACGAGGACGAGGCAAGACTGGAAGCGGATGTGTTCCTGTCCGTTATCAAGGGAAAGCAGTTCGAGATGCCTGTGTACTTCGACCTTGAGGAGAAAAAGCAGTTCGACCTTGGCAAGGAAAAGGTTTCTGCGATCATGAGAGCCTTCCTCGAAAGAGTGGAATCCGCAGGCTATTTCACTGGTATGTACGGCTCTGCTTCCTCTCTCACCACGCACACTGCCGATGACATCAAGTCCCGCTACACGATCTGGCTGGCACACTGGGTGAATAAGACAAATTACAGCGGCGCATACGGCATCTGGCAGTACAGCGAGAAAGGTCATGTGGACGGCATCAGCGGCAATGTGGATCTGGATATCTGCTACAAGGACTTTCCGACCATCATCAAGGGCAAGGGACTGAACGGATTCGGTGCTGCAAAGCCTGCGCCTACCGATAACAAGTCTGAGGATAAGCCTGACACTACCGTGACCGCAACTATTAAAATCGGCAATGACACCTACAAGGGTACGCTTGTTAAGGCGTGATTTGCATGAGGGGCAGGGATTATTCTCTGCCCTTCTTTTTTCATATACTGTAACCCTTTATCATCTGTGAGGAGGTATGCGATGACAGATCTACAAAAGCAACAAATAAATGAAATGCGTGTAAACGGAAGCAGCTACGCAGATATCTCGGCTGCCCTATCTCTGCCGATTGGAACAATAAAGGCGTACATCAGCAGAAAGCCAGCAGTTAAAGCAGTTGATCCTGTTGTTCCACACGATATGCCCGAAATGCCAACTGGCTGCTGTAAACGCTGTGGTCACCCCCTCATCAACACGCCCGGTCACAGGCAGAAAACATTCTGTTCATCCGTATGTCAGAAGAAATATTGGCAGGAGCACAAAGAAATGCTACGGCATTCTTCCTTCATTACGACCACTTGTCCCAACTGTGGTAAAACCTTCTCTGACTACGCCGGACACAAGCGAAAATACTGCTCACACGCTTGTTATATTACTCACCGCTACGGAGGTGTATCATATGAATCAGAACGAACTGACCTATCTTGTGACGATGAAGCTGTTTCAAAAAATGCTTGAATGTGGGCTCCTGACCGCAGAGGAATACAGCGTAATTGATACAAAGATGAAGGCAAAATACCAGCCTAAAATCGGCACATTATTCTGCGAATTGCCGTTGACTGATTCGCAATAAGACGGTAATATGGTAGCTGAAAGGAGGTCGGTTTTATGCCGAAAATCACGAAAATAGAGCCAATTGTGCCGCTTGTAAAGCCTCGGCTCAAAGTGGCAGCATACGCCCGTGTGTCAAAGGAAACAGAGCGCCTGTTGCACTCACTTTCAGCCCAGGTCAGCTACTACAGTGACCTGATCCAGAAGAATCCGGAATGGGAGTACGCAGGCGTTTATGCTGACAGCTTTATCAGCGGCACAAGCATGGAAAACAGACCGGAATTACAAAGACTGCTCAACGACTGCGAAAAAGGTCTTATCAACATTATTCTCTGCAAGAGCATCAGCCGCCTTGCCCGCAACACTGTGGACCTGCTGAACATTGTACGGCATCTGAAAGAGCTGGGTATTGAGATACGCTTTGAAAAAGAGGGTGTCCACACGTTGTCAGCGGAGGGAGAAGTGATGATAACGCTTCTTGCAAGTTTCGCAGAACAGGAATCACGTTCCATTTCCGATAACTGCAAATGGGGCATCCGGAAACGATTTCAGAAAGGTACTATCGGTACAGCGAACAAGCACATTCTCGGTTATCAGTATGACGAACAGTTGCAGCGGTATGTGATTATCCCCGAAGAAGCAGAGTCCGTCCGCTATATGTTCAAATTATTTTTAGAGGGCTATTCTTATCAGCAGATAGCAGACAAACTGACTGCCGCAGGGATTCATACGATTCAGGGGAACAATTTTCAGGAAGGCTCCGTGCGGAATCACATTGTCAACGAGGTCTATGCCGGGGATATCCTTCGGCAGAAGTCTTTCACGCCCGATCCGATCAGCAAAGTGAAAGTACGCAATAACGGTGAACTGCCGCAGTATCTGTACAGCAATGCTCATGAAGCGATCATCGACAGGGAGACCTACGCACTGGTGCAGGAAGAACTGAAACGACGCAATGCAATGATGAACCTGACCTATTATTTCACAGGTCTGATAAAATGCGAATGCTGCGGAAACACCTATACACGCAAGAAAGCCAAGCAGCGCGGGCGCACCTATGTGCATTGGATTTGCCGAAGTAAAAAGGAAACGGGGCGCACTTGTGAGAGCGGCAACTTTGCTGAAGACGAGCTTATCAAGATATGCAGGGTTACAGTTGGTGCAGATTATGAGAATAGAATCAAAGCAATGTCTGTGGATGTGTCAGGTAATATTCATTTCACACTGAAAAACGGAGAGTGCAGAGTTTGGAACAACCTGCACTTGCATCCAGCTAAGCATCCGCATACTGTGACGGACGTTTTCCTCGGCAGAGTTATCTGCGGAAAATGCGGAACGGTCTACCACAGGTCGAATGGAAAGAACCGCTGGTGCTACTGGAAATGCTACGGCAAGCAGAAGCACATCTGCGATAATGTGAACTATACCGATTATCAGCTCAGAGTGATTACAAGCCACATCCTCGGAACATCGGATTTTGATGATGATATGTTCAACAGAAGCATTGACCAGATCATTGTCTTGGACGATGCTTTGAAATTCATTTACAAAGACGGGAGCGAAAAGATATGGCACAAGCTATAGAAAAAACTGTAACCACAATTCCGCCGAGGCTCAGCCGGTTTACCGATCTGCCGCTGACTGCTACTGTCAAGCGCAAGGTTGCAGCCTATGCCCGTGTGTCTACTGACCACGAGGAACAGCAGAGTTCTTACGAAGCACAGGTGAATTATTACACCGAATATATCAAAAGCCGTACCGACTGGGAATTCGCCGGTATATTTGCAGATGAAGGCATTTCCGGATGCAGCATCAAGGGCAGGCAGGGATTTCAGGCGATGATCGAGGAGGCACTGAACGGTGGTATCAACCTTATCATCACAAAATCCGTATCACGCTTTGCCCGCAACACTGTGGACTCCTTATCCACCATCCGCAAGCTGAAGGAGCATAATGTGGAGTGCTACTTCGAGAAGGAGAACATCTGGACATTTGATTCAAAATGTGAGCTGATGCTTAGTATATTATCAAGTATCAGCCAAGAAGAATCCCGTTCCATTTCAGAAAATGTCACATGGGGACACAGGCGGCGCATGGCTGATGGTAAGGTGTCCGTCCCGTTTGGTCGCTTCCTCGGCTACGACAGGGGTGAGCATGGTGAATTGATCGTGAACGAGCAGGAAGCAGAGATAGTCCGTGAGATCTACAGACTTTTCCTCTCCGGATTAACGCCGCACGGCATCGGAAAAGAACTGACAAGCCGTGGGATTCCCACACCGGGCGGTAAGGTGAAATGGACGGCAAGTACCGTAAAAAGTATCTTGACAAATGAAAAGTACAAGGGTGACGCACTTCTGCAAAAGACATTCACGCCCGATTATCTCACCAAGAAAACGAAAAAGAATGACGGGCAGATTCCGCAGTATTATGTGGAAAACAGCCACCCTGCTATCGTTACCTCTGAGATGTATGATGCGGTACAAGCTGAGATGGAAAGACGGAATGCCTGCAAGAGTCGTTACAGTGGCGTAGATATTCTCGCATCAAAACTGATCTGCGGAGAGTGCGGCAGTTTCTACAGTCCGAAGGTATGGCATTCGACAGACCAGTACCGCAGAACCATTTATCAGTGTGGGCATAAGTACAAAGGCTGCAAATGCTCTACGCCGAACTTGACTGCGGAGGCTATCCACGCCGTATTTATTCGTGCATTCAATGAATTGATCACCAATAAAAACGAGATCATCAGAAATCTTCGGGAATCAATCGATCTTGCATCCGATATGACAGAGCTTGAATCACAGCGTGATTCTGCTAATAACGAGGTGCTGTTCTTGGCGGATATTGTTCAGAAGCTGATCGCTGAAAACGCTCGAATCCCGCAGGATCAGAACGAGTACAATAAAAAGTACAGCACGGCGATGGAGCGATATGAAGCTACAAAAGCGG